AGTTGCGTGCCCTGCTAATACTGTATTATTGTTTGTTGTGATGTCTTCAACTTGTTGTTTGTTGACACCATCTGTTGCAGATATACCCGCCGCTACATTTGTAATACGGTTTCCATCTACGTTTAAGTTACCACTGATGGTTACGTTAGATAACGTACCACCAAGGTTTTGCACTGCATCTTTTTCTTCTTGTAAAGAGTATATAGTTTGTAGTGCATTTTCATTTAAGTCAGCTGCTTTAACAGCAGAACCCGGCGTGTATGTAACACGTGGTTGGTCGACATCAGTGCTTCGTGCGATACGAATAATAACAGGGCTTACTGGAATGTTACCAGTAGTGAATACAACTGTACCTCCACCACTTGGAGTGTAAGAGGTTATGTTGTAATGTGTGCCTGCTGTTTGTAATTGACCATCTAACTTAACATCTATATCAGTGGTTTTTATTGAAGGGAAGGTAAAATTTTTGTTATTTTGACCGTCCGCTGTATATTCGATAAATGTGTTAGCCATTATTTATACATGCTTAGAATGTTAGAGGATGCAAATTTCTTTTGTATCTGAGCCTCTTTTTTAATTTTTTGTTTTGATATTAAAGCAGCAATGTCTGGATAATCTGTAAGTTTTCTCCACGCATTTACACGTGCTCTTTTATACAACCTATCTATCATTTGGTTATGGTAATAATCTCTAGCATCAAAGTCACCACGTCTACCCGCTTTTATATCAGCATACATTAACTGCATAGATGCTATAATTTTAGGGTCCTTACTTAGCTTATGAAGTTCATACTCAAGATTTTGATTACCAATTTCTCTTTGGAACATAGATCTAATCTGAGGGTCATCAGTTAAATTAGTTCCATCAGGTGCATAATAAATCGACATTCTTAAATCATAACCACTATTAAATAAAAATCTTCTAGCGTCTGATTCTTCTAAGTTTAGAGATATAGGACTAATAGCATTAAATGCTCTAGTCATAAAATCATAATCCTTTATAGGTCTACCATTAAGCATATCATACTTAACAGGTAGTCCCTCTACACCGGGGAAGTTTTCGGTTAATAAGTTACGGTTACGTAAAGATTGAAATACACCAGAGTTTATTTCTCTCATGTGTGGAGTAACAAGCTTACCAATTTCATTACGTAAACCTGCTAAAGGAACTGTATTGTTAGCTAATCCGGCTACTATACGTTCTACTTGACCGGGTCTACCGGCAGCTAGATCAACAAGTTGCTGAATACCTGCTAGGTAAGACTTACTAGAAATAGCTTGTGCTATAACTAATGAAATCTTTTGTAGTTCTCTTTCAGTCCACTCTTCACCCATCAAGATGCTAGCGTCACCAACATCAGCAATAGTAGATAGTATAAGGTTAAATGGTTCAATAGAATCATAACCTACACGTGTACCACCTATATCTATAGTTCTTGGTAAATATCCGCCATCTATCCACCCTTGACGTTTTTGTCTATCAGATGGACCATTACCTGTAAGTCTACCAGACATCCATGCTTGAATACCCATAAATGTTATAGCTGAACCTAATGCAAGTCTACCTGTTTGTAGAGCCTTTGCATTTTCTAGTTCTACCATAGTATTGATACCATACTTTTTAAGTTCTGGTAAATTCCTTTTAGTAGCAAATGCTATGTCGTTAAACTCTTTAACTAAAAAGTTAAATCCGGGGGTATGTTTACCTGTTAGTGCTAATCCGTTTACACCAGTTCTAGCAAATAGAAAGAATGGTCTAACATATGGGTTAGCTGTTAAAACGTCGTTTAGACCTTTTGCAAAGCCTGTAAGGTCTTGTGTTAGTGTTACTTCTTTACGTGCAAAGTTAACTGCATCATCTTTTATGTTACCGGCTGCATCAAATATTTCTTCATAGAAATCATCTTCGTAAGCCCGCATCAAGTTAGCATCAATCTTAGGTAATTCAACACCGTTACCTTGCATTTCCAAAACTCTACGCATAGCCTTTTCTCTCATTTTAGACCTACCTAGTAGGAAAGTAAAGGCATCGTCAGTCGCTGCCATTATCTTAGTAGAGTATGTGAAAAGGTTATTATTATTAATACCACGTACCATATTAGTAAATGCAAAGATAGCACGATCTTCTGGTGTAGCTCTGCCACTTTCTTCAGCCCATTTACGTATAACTTCCCAGTTGTAATCTCCTTTAGTATATTCTACATATCTGGTCTTAATAGTAGATAAATCTCCACTCCAGTAACCATTAAGTTTGGTAAAAAATAAATCAAAAGCTTCTGGTATAGCTTCTATCATACCATTTAGAGATGCAAGACTGGCTTTAACAGACGCAGAATCACGTGTAAATGGCATACGTATCATAGCCCCTAAATAAGTTTCTAGAGGTCTTAAGAATGTTGCAGCACCTGTACCAAGAATTGCTCGCATAGGAGTTTTAGGTCCGCTTAGTACACTGTGACTAACCATCTCTTGTAAACTTCTAACTAATGCACCAGTACGATCAGGTGAGCTTTCATCTAACTTACCACCTTTTAGTATCTTTCTAGCCCAGTTATCAAAGTCGTCTAGACTGTTGACATTCTTCATCATAGAAAACGCTTCAAACAAAGCATTTAATAAGTTATCATCTGGGTCATCTTTAGCTATTTTCATCATAGATAAGATAGACTCTTTTACGTCTTCCATATCTGATTTAACAGCATTGTTTACAGCATCGTTTAGCTGTGCTCTAGTTTTGCCTGCACCGAATGATCTAAAATAATCTGATGCTACAAATCTAGACTTCTTGGTCTGAAACAGAGCAGTTAACATAGTGTCAACTATTTGCTTTGCCGGACCATCTATATCGTCAAGAGATACAAGGTCTTTTAACTCTCTACCTGCAATTCCAGTATCTCGTAATTGTTTTAATAAAGAGCCTACAACTAAGTCAGCGGTGACAACTGTTTCACCCGCCCATGTTTCATAGACTTCTTCTCCTAGAGGTATAGTAGCAGGTTTTTTATTAAACAAATCTTGTAAATACTCGTCAGGCGTCATGTCCATAGGACTTCTGCCTTTAGTTATTTGATGGAAAGATTCAATAGCATCTCTCCAGATTTCGCCTAATAGTCTTCTATCACCTTTTACGGCATCTAATTCTCTAGCAAATTTATCTGTACTCATTAAGCTACGTAATGTAGACTCAACAATTTCATCTGTTGTGCCACTATACTTAGCAACACGCTCTCTTTCAACAGCAGTTGTAACGCTACCAGTTGACCCATCTTCTGAGCCCCAGTCTGTACGAGTACGTTTTAGTTGTTCTCTCGCATCGCCTGCGTCAACTTCTGATATATGTGCACCTTGATGCCTAGCGGCAAAAGGTTTATTTTTATCTGCACGAAATTCTGCTTCTGCACGTCTTATTTGTGCTAACGCAGCTGTAGTTGTTTGGTTTTCTATACTACTATTACGACGTATAATCTGTCGTTTAACAGCTTTACCGCCTTTACCTAGTAGATAACCAACACCATCAAATGCTAATCCTATACCCATACCCTCTACGATGTTTTTCATCTTCATCATAATAGGATGGTCAGTTTCTTTAGTACTTAATGGTGTATCCATCCAACCATATCTATCTCGCATAGCTCCTAAAGCGTTGTGTCCGTCTGACTCTTTAGATATTAAGTCAGCCATACCACCAATCGCTATAGCTCTTGTTATATTACCGGCTCCTAACAGTGCTGTTGCACCACCTGCTAAGATCGGTACTCCGGTAGCTGCAAGCCCTTTAGCGGCTAAGACAGTACCTATGGCTAGTGAACCAAAATGAACTGTTCCTCGAAGAAGTTGACCCCACCATGTTTTAGTAATAATAGGGTCATCTTTGTTGATAAAAGGGTCCCACTCTGGAGCGTAATACCCTTTCTCTTCTTTTTCTCTCTGCATTTCGCCAGAAAACGCATCAACTGTACGTTCAGCGAAAGTAGTTACAGAAGATGCTGTGTCTTGTAGACCTCCAGAAAGACTGGATTGCAATTCCTTAGCTACTCCTTTTATACCCCACTGGTCTGCAAGCCTTGGGTCTTTTTGAGTTGCATTATAATTGTCAATTCTTGTAGCTTCGTCGGCACTTTGCTTATCAAACGCATCATTCTCTAGCTGAGTTTCTTCGATTCTTTTTCTAATTTCATCTAAATCTGGTTCAAGCCCATCATAGGAAGACGTCATTTTTTATCCTCCTCTTTTTTGTCATAACCATTAGTGTCTAAATCTATTTTGTAGTCTGCGGCGTACCTGAGAAGATACTGAATTTCATTCCAGACGTTTCCGTCATTATCTTTATCTTTAATGTTACCGAATAATTTAAAGTAAGTGTCTGCATCTTTACCATCTAAAGGTATGCGGCTTATCCAACTTACATCACCCATTATCTGAAATGACTTTTGATTTTCGTGATAAGCAGCATATGTAATAAGTTTATCTTGAAAATTTTTATCAAAACGTAACTCGCCACCTTCTGAGTTAGTAGTCAGATTTATACCCTCTTTTTGCATAAAATCAAGAAGCAAAAGAAGATTATCTCGTCTAATACCGTAGATTCCAATTCTATCGGCATTATCACCGTCTCTTAAAAACTCTATAAGCTGTGGCATAGTCATTTCAGAAAGAGCTTCGTTACTGTAAGAATTAGTTTTCTTATTAAAATAAGCGTCAACTCCTCCAAAATTGTTCATTTCTGGTAATTCTAGTCTTTCAACTAAACCCGCAAAATCATCTACATATTGAACTAAAGTTCGGTAAGTTTTATGATTGCTAGGTTTATCTGTTAGCTCTCTATTTAAAAAACTATTAACTTTTGGATTGAATGGAATAATGTACGCATTAGCTTCATCTTCATCTAGAAATCCAAGTAATTTAGCTCTATAAACAGCGAGACCTCTAGCATCAAACTGAGGAAAATACTTTGCTAGGTTAACATATAATGAAGGAACATCCCCACCGTTTCTAACCATTAATACAGTCTCTTGTACAAAGTCTAGTTCTCCGGAATGTGCATCTTTATGATTTAACCATGTTTCGTTGCCATGCTCTTTTAGTAATGCAGCGTTTGTAACCAAAGTTTTACTTGGGTCAATTCCATCTTCAGCAGAAGGTACTGCTGCATTAAAATCACCATTCTTAATCATTTCTAGTACATCAGTTCTAGCTTTGACAACAGCATCAGCTTGACTCATGTTAAGGTCTTTGATGTTTTTATTAACTTTTTCAGCAAATGTTTGGTTTGCTTCTAAACCGATATAGTATCCGGCTCTTTGCTGTGTAATTTCGTTTGGACCTAAGCCCTGTGTTGAAGCATGCGTTAGAGCAGCCTGATTTATTAAACTGACTGATTGAGTTGTTTCATCGTAACCTATTGTTAAAGCCCCTGTACTTGTCTGATAAAGATTGTATGCAGGTTGACGCAGCTCAGGATGGGTAAATAACAATAACTCCTGTAATGTCATCGGTGCACCGGGATTCTCAATAGTTCTATTTTTAATTTCGTCTAATAATAATTCTTGTCTAGTAAACTCTTTAGTAGCGTTATTATCATTAATCGTCTTATCCATCGCCAGTAAAAATTTATCAACTCGTGGGTCGCCCATAGTTGCTAAAGTTACTGTTCTTCCGTCAGAATGTTGAAACTCATGTTCTGTTGTAAGATACAAATAATCATCTTCTTCTAATCCCAGAAAATCATGAGCATAGTCTACAGCTTTTAAAATGTCTTCTAAACCTTTCTCAAAAGCATCATTGTTACTAAAACCTTTTCCTTTATAATGATCTGTTAAAATTTTAAGTAGACCGTTGTCTTTATCAAGAAGTTGGTCAAATGCTTGTATATTGTTTTTACCATTCTTAATCGTAGACAATACTATATTAGCATTAGATAGGAGTTCTCTGTTATTTGCATCTTGAGTTGCAGCAGCTTGGTCAATGACATTGCCACTTCCTAACTTGTTTTTAATCTCATTTTTAATTAAAGGTAGAACTTCGTTAATTAAATCTCCATCACTAATTCTAGGATTATTCTCTTTTATTACCCTTAATAACAATCCCCCTGCTTCTTCCAAATACTCAAGCTTTTGAGCAGGGTCAGTTAACTGGTGAAAAAGTAAACCTGTTTCTCTGTGACGCATATCGGTGTATACCATTTCCCAGAAACCGGGTACTAATACTCCAATCTGTTTAGCGGCATAGCTTCCTCTAAGTTCAGTACTAGATTGTACAAGTTTCTTAAAATCACCAAAGTTCTTGTTATTAAGTGTATGGACAATTTCATCTTTATCATTTCTTATGTGATACTCCCCTAGATTATTTATTGCGTTTTCGGCTACACCTAGTTCTACTTTTATATCTTTATATACCCCTGCATCTAACTCAGCAAATGTGTTTTGATCTGTAACCCACTTGTTGACCCAATCGTTATCATTACCGAGATCTCTAAGTCTTTTTAACTCACCTCGGTTCTCTTTCATGCTTTTATAAGCATCAACAAGCGTTGCACCATCTTTAGTTATGCTAGCTAGGTCACTCCACCTCTTGTCTCGAGCTGCTAAAGACTTATTGTATAACTCAATGTTATCTCTAAAAAACTGTTGACTATCTTTAATCTGTTCGTCAATGTTATTATTGACTGCTTTAGTTAAGTCAGGCTCTACGTCTTCGTAGTTAAGGGTGGGGTCCATGTAAGGGACGCCTTTGCCCCTACCCATAGACTCGTAATAGCTTTCTGTTAATCTTGTACTCATTTAACTAATCCACTTCAGAGTTTTAGCAATATCTATACCACCAGAGGCAATACTCATAACACTACTTGCAATACTTAATGCACCACTAAGTCTATCGCTAGGTGGCATCAATACAGGTGCTCCGTATTCTGGTCTGATACCAAGTGTCTGCCTATTGCTTGCAAGTACACCTTGATATTTTCTTCTTTGTGCTACAAATCTTCTTTGCATGTTAGCACCAAATTCATTCTCTATTCCGGCTTCAAGTTTTCCTCGAGCTTGTAATAGAGCAATTAAATTCTTCCTACCGGCAGTTCTTGATCTGCCTTCTTCAAAGGCTTTAGCTGTATTTTTATCTCCTTTAAAATAGCTTGCATAACCTCTTTCAATAGCTCTAAAAGCTTGCCCTTGGTTATATAAGGCTCTTTGATAATCGTCAGATATACTACGACTAAAACCTCTTGCAGCTAGGTCTTGGTTTTTTACAGCCTGAGCTTCTCTGTTAAAAAATTTTAGAGACTCAGAGCGATATTTAGCATCTTTCTCTGCATGTCTTTGTTTGGCTGCATGTCTTGCACCCGCATTAGCATCTACGCACACGGCAAAATTCTATAAATTGTAAATTATTTGGTCCATGTGTTACTTTACGTAAAAACTTGAACCCTAAAAACTTTAAGAGTTTTAGATGTACTGTATTTCTACAGTCTACTATGTTCCACAATAGAGGCTCTTCACGGCTATCGACAAACCGCTTCGCTTCTCTTGCAAATGTGATGGGATAACGCTCTATCTCTGGTGTACAAAGCATCCAGATTGTTCCGTCATCTCCGACTCCTGCTAGTCCGGCAGTCTTGCCGTCTGGTACTGTGAAATACACAGCAGAGCCTTCCTCAGCCGCCAAAGGTAGTAAGATCATAGGATTTAACCCATGACCCTCTACCACCTCTCTGCGGTCATCTGAGCGTAAGTTGGTGGCTACCTCTAAGGCAGCCTCATATGTAATTGGGTGAATGTAATTAGGCACGTCTATAAAACATTGGTGAAAAGTCGCCTTCCCATGCCATAGCTCTCAAGGTAGCGGGAGCAGGGTGGCTAGATTTTAAAAATATATCTACATTCTTATTCTTTTCATACACAGGAATTGTTTTAATATACTCTGGTAGATATGGTGCATCAGATACATCATACTCGTCTAGAACTGTAGATTCATATATTTCTGTGTAGTCATCTTTTCCTACACGTTTGATCGTAGTCTCATATAGACCTACTTTACCGAAATGTAATTTAAGTCTGTGTACTACAAGTGAGGAGTTAACGTCAGCTCGTTGAGCTTCGCCTTGTACTCGTACTGGATAGATTCTGGGAAACTCTACCAAATATTCATAGAGATAACCAACTGTTAGTGTTTGCCCTGACCAATTACCGGGAACAGTAAAGGTTGTACCTGATACTGTAGGCTTGGCATAGCGACCTATACGAGTAGCTCCGGGGTCGGTATCTAGTATTACTAAATCATAATTAGGAGTTGTTACACTAGGTAGCCAAGCAACATTAGAAAAAGTAGTTATATTCTGATGTGTGTCGAAGACTCCGCCGCTAATAGAAGTATAGTTATCGACATGTAATAAGTAGTTAATCTCGTCTTGAATAATAGCAGGGTCGTTTTCAGATTGTATAAGTTTAACAGTTTGTAAGAAATTATCTTCGTCTAAAAAGAAATAATCATCATTAATAATAAAATGATATCTTAAGTTATTATTTAATTTCCATTTAAA